TAAGATTGGCAACTTCTATATCCAACAGACGAACATCGCCGAAAGCGCATTTCAGACTATTTTGGCAAAGATCGCCAGAAATACGGAGGTGGTTGAACGCATTGACCGTCTAGAAAGTGACATTTTGGCAAAAGAAACCAAGACTGGGGGTGACGGAAAGGACGACAAGACTGCTGCTAGGGAAAGTGGGCGGCTGTGCAAGGAATCGCAGGCATGGATGAACGAAATCAATAAACTTCGCAAAGAATTGCGTGCGGTCGGACTAGACCCGATGTACGTTCCGAATTCCCGGCCACATCAAGCCATTTGGACGCCCGATGGAGAGGTTCATGAAAATGCGTTTGTGTCGAATATTGACGAGATTACAGTGAAGAATATCATGCAGTTGAACATTAGCAATAACTACAAGGTGTTGCTGTTGCTCGGCATTGGCGTGTTTACGGAGAATCCCAACATTCAATATATGGAAATCATAAAGAAGCTCGCCGATGAACAGCGGTTGTTTATTATTATCGCGTCTTCCGATTATATTTACGGCACGAACTATCAATTCTGTCACGGATTCATCGGAAAAGACTTGACGAATATGACGCAACAGAAGACATTGCAGGCGATGGGGCGAATTGGTCGCAATAACATTCAACAGGACTATACTATTCGTTTCCGCACAGATGAGATGATCACGAACTTGTTTACCAAATCGGCGGTGAACTTGGAAGCGGACAATATGTGCGCATTGTTCAGCACGCCATAAAAATAAAAAATAATAACCTGACCGATTCTCTGCTGTACATATTGTATTTTTATTGTATGTTTTCATCCAGAAAATTGAATAATAAATAAGTATTTAGTTTATTGCATTAACTGATCTAACATGAATTCCCCCTTGGTACTAATTGCGCGTCGGCTGCCCCGCGAACTTGTACATATTATACAAACATACGTTCGCAACGACGTTGTGCACGAAGCCGTTCGCCATCATCTCCATTATTTGATGTATGAACAGGAAATGTATATGCGATTTGTGTATTACAATTATGTAGAGCCATTATGTACCTGTCACCAACACGGCGCAAAATACCATAGAAAATACGGCGGATGTGAACACTGTAACTGGTTTGAAGGGATTGAATACAGCGATTCGGAATATAAAGTAATGGGGTATCTAACATGCTTGGGGGACGACAACCCACAACAATACAAATTGCTTAAAAATGATTAAGCCGTACGGCGACTATAAGCCCACTTTGGGGGGACCCTTTTACTATACTACTCTATTCACTCTATAAAAAAGTCCAGAAAAGAAATGGCATCGCTCTGTAAAAAAGGACATTTATAAATGTCCATTTTTCAAAAGGGCCGGGCAAATGTTGTAAAAGGCCTATCTGAAAAACACGTTGTGAGCATATTGCTTTGAATTGTATTTTTTGTTGATTTTTCTTGGCTGCATACTTTTTTTGGATGTTTTGTGGGCGGTGGGTTGTCTGAGAGACCGTCATCCAAATGTCATCCAAATGTCATCCGATTCTGGATGACGCACTTTCCCACAAAACTCCTATACTGGGATACTTTTACTATACGACTCTATTCACTCTTTATAAAAGTCCAGAAAAGAAATGGCATCGCTCTGTAAAAAAGGACATTTATAAATGTCCATTTTTCAAAAGGGTCGAGGAAGTTTGCGCAAAGGGCCCTTTGAAAAACACATTGTGAGCATATTGCTTTGAATTGTGTTTTTTGTTGATTTTTATTGACTGCATACTTTTTTGGGTGGCATTTGGGCCCAGTGGGCTGTCTCAGAGCCCGTCATCCAAAAACGGATGACATTGGAGGACAGACTTATCTTGAAAACTCCTGAGGATGAATTGCGCAAATGAGACCACCGAAGTATCGCAAATGATTGACAAGTATAAGATTGAATGTTACCCGACTATCAAGGATCACCAAGTCATTGAATTTGATGCAAAACCGACAAAGGATACTCTCTCGCAATTTTTGAATGCCGCGTTATAATAATTTGATTCTAGATAATAAAGACAATAATACATATAATATACATGTCAACAAATACTATGGGTGCCGATATTGAAAATAAAAAAAATAGCGGCTACAAACAAGATGATAAGAAAAAAGATGATACAAATCTTTATGCAAATATCAATCATAATGGCTGGCAGGCGATTCATGTTGGGTTGGAACAAGATGGTGTATCAATTGATGGAATACACCTATGGCATGCATCCAGTGATTGGGAATCAAGCCATGAGAGTGTCGGATTGCCTCACCCTGCGCACCCGCACGAAAGTTTGAAGCGATTTGTTATATATACGATAAAAAATACCAACATTAAATTCGCAATGACGGAATTGTCAAATGGAGTATATGGGTTCTACCAGCATATGCAAAAAACACCAGCTGACGATACAAGCTATGCCAGCGTGCAGTATTGATTTTGTAAAAAATAGATTGTTTCCCACTTTTATTGGGATCCCTTTAATATATTACTCTATTCACTCTCTATGAAAGTCCAGAAAAGAAATGGCATCGCTCGCCGAAAATGGACAAAAATAAATGTCCATTTTTCAAAAGGTCCATGGGACTTTGTGCAAAGGGCTCTCCGAAAAACACGATGTAAGCATAATGATGTAAATTGTGATTTTTATTGGTTTTTCTAGACTGCATGCTATTTTATATGTTTTGTCAAGCAAAGGGTTTAGAGAAAAGTCTGCATCCAATATATGGATGACAAATGGATGACAAACGCCTCATAAAAACTCCTAAAAATCTCAGCTGCATATGTTGTGACTATAACACGAGCAGTGCTAGTGATTTTAAGAAGCATTTATCAACTATAAAACATATGCGGATGACAACGGATGACACGCCTCCTCCTGAAATCTCTTACGCTTGCAATAGATGCAGTTATAATTGCGTGAATCTGGTTGACTTTGAAAATCACTGTAAAAATGACGTTCATAATATAGAAACGAATGATGACCTATGCTCGCAGAACAATTATTCATGTGTATGTGGGAACACGTACAAGTATCGTCAAGGATTATTCAAACATAAAAAGAAGTGTGGTATGATAACTCACCAAGAGACTCCAACGATTGATACGACGCTTGTGATAGAGTTATTGAAGCAAAATCAAGAGTTTAAAGAACTTATGATGGAACAATCCAAACAATTGGCTGACCAGCAGTATCAAAATCAATTGTTATTAGAACAGCAACACGCACATAATAGTAATTTGCTAGAAGCGGTGAAAGACGGCAAAATCGGAAATACAACGAACCACAATACGAATTGCAACAACAAGTTCAATCTCAATGTGTTTCTGAATGAAACATGCAAGGACGCAATTACGATGGAGGATTTTATCAATTCATTTGAAGTTACGCGTGAAGACTTTCTGCATACGGGGCAAGTGGGGTTTGTGGAAGGCATTTCTACGGTTATGACACATCGTTTCCGAGATATGGACATGCATACAAGACCCCTTCATTGTACGGACCTGAAACGTGAAACCATCTACATCAAAAACGCAGACAAATGGGAAAAGGACGATGCAGATAAAACACATATGAGGAAAGCTGTGAGAGGCGTTGCTAGGAAGAATATGAAAGAGTTGTGGAGATGGTTTCAGGATAGCAAACCAGCGGTGGAACAAATAGGAACTGAGGAATGTGAGAACTACTTTCAGTATCACAAGGCGGCGCTTGGTGGATACGGCAAGGAAGAAGACCTGAAATTTGAAGAGAAAATCATAAAGAATGTTCTGAAAGAGGTGCAAGTAGATAAGAACGCTTTGACCTTATCTTAAAATCATAACAATATGGCTGATTTACCTAATTTTATTTTTGCGTGAACGCTTGGTGCGTTTTCTGGAATGTTGCATCTGTTTAGATTTACGAGGGTGAACTATCCGTTTGTTGCGTTTCGTCGCAACGCCAGCTCCTAGACCGCCTCGGCGAGGCGGAGAATTAATCGGAGAACTAGGTAGATAATGAGGCGGAGAACTGGGAGGAGTACTAGGCGGAGAACTGGGAGGAGTACTAGGCGGAGAACTGGGGGGAGTGCTAGGCGGAGAACCAGTTGGAGTTGACGGAAGAAAAAGAATGGGTGGGGGTGAGTTATCGTCGTCGCTAATATCAATAACTAAGTCTGGTTGTGTTACTGGCGGTGGTGGTTGAGGAATGCGTCGCACTCGACGAGTTGGTCTACGACGTAATGGACGATCTGGGATGTGCGTGCGACCATCAGCCCAAGTATTATGTATAGCGTGAATGGTCATCAGTTTGGCATTTACATCTTCAATTTGTCTATGTGTATCATCAATGATGCTATTAATAATTTCTAACATCTCTTGCGGCGGCGAAACCACATTGTCTTCTCTATTAATGTCGTATAGTTCGTCCACTGCATCCTGACTATTTAGCCAATCAAGAGTAGATTCCAAATCCGCAAGCTGGCGTTGCAAAATCTCTTTTATATTTTGATAATAATTATAATTACGATTCATATACAAAATAGCTATATAAAAATTAGTTACATCAAATATTGTATTCAAAATCGTCTAAACAGAACGCGTTGACCTTATCATAAAATCATAACAATATGGCCAATTTACCTAATTTTATTTTTGAGTGAACGCTTGGCGCGTTTGCTGGAACGTTGCATCTTTTTAGATTTACGAGGGCGAACTGTCCGTTTGTTGCGTTTCGTCGCGCCGCTAGCCCCTAGACCGCCGTGTTGAAAAGTCGCATTATTTGCATCATTAGGAACGACTGCATCAGCATTGCCATCATTTGCCCCCCAAGTATTCATTATGCCGCGAATGGCCATTATTGTGGCATTTGTATTTTCTATTTGTCTAGTTGTATTAGCAATGCCGTTATTAACAATGTTGTTAATTGTTTCTAATCGAGTTTCCTCTGAAACATTTCGGGTGCCGTGGGCTATCGAATTGTCTACCATATTTGTTGCTGCGGCTAACGCAGCAGGAGAACGCATGTATTCTAGCCTAGATTCCAATGTCCTGCATAGGTCTTCTAACTCTGGAATCATATCATGATAATCGTTATAATTACGATTCATATACATAATAGTTACATAAAAATTAGTTACATCAAATGCTGTATTCAAAATCGTCTAAACAGAACAGAACGCGTTGACCTTATCATAATGCGAACGTAATTGTTGTGTAAAAACAATATAAAGGCTGCATCGTATATTATAGTGTGAGGGGTGTAGATGATGTATATAGCAGAAACCGAAACTCAGAAAAATATAAAAATATGGTGCATTAGCAATTATAGCTCAGTGGTTAGAGCAACGGTCTTATGAGCCGTTTGTCTTCAGTTCAAATCTGAATTTTTGCATTCCGCCCATATAATATATTTCTCTGAAAAACGGTATAAAGGTATATTCAAATAATACCTTGGTGGGGTAGGTTAAATAAATGCGCGGATGGCCGAGTGGTTAAGGCGGTGGTCTTAAGATCCACTACATTTTGTGCGCGTGTTCGAATCACGCTCCGCGCAAATAGGTTTTGAATATGTTTTCCTTAAAAAAATTCATGGCACCGACGGACAAATATCAGTGGTTATGCCCCTTTAGCTCATCTGGTTAGAGCGTAACCTTAGTAAGGTTAAGGTGATGTGTTCAACTCACATAAGGGGCTTAAAATGTTTGGAAATCAAAGACAGCCATAATGTCTCAATGCAACCACGTGCATCGGAATGAGTTTGCCTAAAAAGTTACTCAAAGCTCTCGTGGCGTAGTGGTAACGCGTTTGGCTGTTATAAAATGAGAAATATTCTTATTTACAAAAACCAAAAGTTCTTCGGTTCGATCCCGAACGAGAGCGAAATTTTATATACACATAATAATTGAAATACTTATTATGTGCATTATTTGATAATAGGTTCGTATTTCCAAACAAAACCTTTTGCTGTTTTTGTCTTTCCATTACAACAAGCACTTATTTTTGAAAGTGTTATGCCTATGTATTCTGCTGCTTCTTTACAACTATCAAATGAATTTAATCTATTCCCCTCAATGTCAAATTGTATTATTTTATTTATTCTTCTTGATATAATCCTTTTATTTATTGATTCTTGACTAATTTTGCGACCTTTATTTGCTTCACTTATTTTTTTCTTGGTTATTTCACTATGCGGTATTCCTAACTGGTTTCTTGGAGGAACAAGACCATTTTGATATCTCATTTTTAACGTGTCAGATATTTTTTGTTTTGTTTCTGCGTGATGTCTGCCTGAATTACCACCACGTCTTAAATTGTATCCATTTGGCACCAAAGACTTATATTTTTCAATGTATTGAATTTCCATATCATCTAATTGATTATCAAATGTTATACATACTAGTTTGAATACAAAATTGTCGACACCGTATTTGTTAATCGCAGATTTTAGGTATCTGCAATTGCTTCCCCGTTTCAAATGGTCTTTCCATCTTAATTCTACATCTTGTACCGTTTGTCCAACATATGTTTTGTTGTCAGTCTTATTTGTTATTGTATAAATATAACCCATCCTATATACTTACATGAGAAAATACTTTTATATAATTTTACGAATTAATAATATATAAATTGCCTAAATATTGTCGGTCTCTTCTTTTTCTTTTTGGAGCTTTTCCTTCTTTTTCAAATATGCACGTCTCGCATATTCTTTCTTTTTCTCGGGTGATGGCACATACGTGCTTTTGTAATTCGTTCGTTGCTGATATTCTTTCACCTTTTGTTTATGTTCCTCTTTATTCTTTTCATAATACATCTTATTTTTCAACAAATATGTATTGAGTTGTGCTTTTAGCCTAGCATTCTCTTCTTCTAGTTCCTGTATTCTTGCTTGATTATCCATTGATATACATAATGTAACAAAATATTTATATGATTTTACATAATAACAAGTCCAAACAAAAATGTGTGTATATAATAAAAGACATACAATGAAGTTATCTCGTTCTCATACAATCATCTATATGTTGACAATGATAGCCGTCTTGATGTTGATTTTAGCACTATTGAACTGTTCAACCGAAAAATCAAACAATCCGCTAACCGAAGGATTAGATGAAATCAAACCAGCAATCGGTATACAACCTAAAAAAGAATCCGACATTCTACCAAAGTCCTATATAGTAGAACTAACGCAAACAAAAGATACAACTACGCCGAAATTGCCTTCGTTGGCCGCGGCACAACCCGAAATATTTAACCCCGAGACTGCATACTATATCAACACAGTTTCCGCAAATAACCCAGCCGCAGACAATAAATCCGCCATATTCAAGGTAGATAAGCCGAGCACAATAGTGTTGCATATGGAAACAGCAAAAGCGGCAAGTTTCATAGCGATTGCACCACAAGAGGGGGGCAAGTTCCCCCCCAAATTCACATTTACCCTAACCAATAACATCGAAGCAAATAAATTAAGTATGGATCTATGGGGAACGTCACCCACAGCAGCGAACGTTCCATCAAATAGCATTGTTGGCTCGGATAACTATGCGGGCTATCCTTATCCCAAAGAAGTCTTCCAAACAAAGGACAAGTCAGGAAAACTGGTGGATGGACTGCTGGTGGGCGGCGTGAACATCGGAAACAATGCATTAAATATAATAGGCGTGGGACGTATATTTGATAGAAACTTCACGGATATTGGAGAGGTACAAAATTTAAGTGATAAAATTACCATTGACTGCGCCGATTCAAAGGGGCTGACAGGCATCTTTATCTACTTGGGGAAGGCGGAAACCAAGTAATTAGTCAACGGAATGGTATAAAATTGATATATTATCATCGCGTAATATATCAAACAAACAATCGGTAACAAATGACAACAACAACAACGTGTTTAGACACAAATGCCTGCCCAGCCGATAAAATGTATAACGTAATATGTAATTTCTCAATTGGACAAGACAATTACGCATGCAATCCAAAAACGACTTGCATGCGCCCAGATGGAAAATATGACTGTTGTGCAAAGCATATAGTAGGCTGTATAGTATACGCCGAGTCATTGCTTGCGCCGACGATTCAACCAAGCCCAATGAGAGAACCTGTGTGTAATCAAATGTGCGCCAATGGATATAAATTAGATAAATGTTATTGGTACGAAAGTCTGCGAACAGATAACTTGTGCAAAGAGAATAACAATGAGTATTGTTGTTCTCATAATAGAGGAGATTGTTGCACGACAAATAAAACAGGCGCGTACATTGTATTTGGTTCAATTGCAGGCATAATGATAATAATGGCAATCGTATATTACTGGTATTATATGAAAAATTCACGTAACAAAATAGTGCCCGCAAAAGAGGCGACCGCGATCGAACCGCCAGACAGATATACGCTGCTTAATACTTTATAATCCCTTGCGATGGTCAACGACATATGGATTCGATTGTAGCGAACTCATTATTTCGGGGTTGGTACGATCCATTTGAATATTGGAGTAAAGAGTGCGTTCATTGCCAGCAACACGGCCCATAGTATTGGCATCGGGCGTTCTGTAAGGCATGGTTCCAGTTAGCGGACGAGCATTCTTTAACTGGTCGTCGCGCGATTTTTGCCGCATGTTAATATCCGTATTTAGAAGTGACATATTGCCCTTCACCAAGCGTCCGTCAATCGTGCTCGACTTAACATCGTTATTGCGTTGATTGTATCCAGACTCATAGGAGGTCGTTTTTCTAGTTCCAGCACCAGCACCCGCATTACCAGAGTAATAAAAATCACCCGTCTCCTGTCTGGTCGTATGGACAGCTTGTTGTTCAGTCACTTTGTATGCACCGCCGCGTTGATTTGCATTTACATTCAAATGAAATTTGGAGTTCTCGGTAGTTTCACGAGTGGTAGTAGGCAGTTTGTCGGCAGGATTGAAAATATAAGACTGGGGAACAGTCGTACCAGGATTTTGGTAGGGGCGAAGTGTGCCAATAACATTCTGTTTCTTGGACGGACGCAGGATATCAAGCAGAGGAGCCACGGCGGCGCCGATTCCACCGCTCACCATACCAAAGTAGCTGTCTTGCTTATTGGCCGAACGATTGTTAGGATACGCCAAATTGGATTTCATACCATAATCCGCCTCCGTTGCCTTGCTTCTGCCTTGTGCGCTGGCGGCACCGAGTTGAACTTGACCCAGCTGTTGGTTGTGCGATGGCATATATTCACCAGGCATATATGACGCCTCGTTCTGATAACCCGCACCGCCAGCATATTCCACTGCGGTTTCAGGGCGTGATACGAAACGTTCAACTGGAACAGCGCGCATAGTTTGCCCCTTTTCAATGCCGCCCGTCGTAAACAAGCGTCCAATGTCATTGTCGCTGGGATTCGTCATGCTACGTTGATCTAGTTCAAAACTTCGCTCGGGGCGGTGCTTCTCCATAACGCCCATTTGCTCGCGCGTAGCAATGGATTTAATAGCACTATTTGCAGGGCCCTCGTGTCCGATAAGCGAACGTCCAGACGATTTGGGATTGTTATCCACACGAAGTTGATCAACCGTCTTGGGCAACCAAGACTCACGTTGTGCCATACCAGAGTTGAATCCGCCAGCGCCTTCACTAGTATAACCTAAACCAAGTCCAGGCGCCACTTGCTCTTGTTTAAATGGGTTTACATTCGCCATTTTCATACTAGGATTCACACGCGATTGCATAAAGTCGGTTTGACTCGGCGCACCGTGAGCCCATTGTAAATTTTCATCGGGCGAGAACAAAGGCGACTGTTCCTTTTTGGTAAATGTCTGAGAACCCGATCCAACATAATTGTCTAATATACTCTCGGCAGAATTTGGGTGCGCGTGACCATTTCTTAATTTGCTACCAAAGAATGGGACCATATTATTGTGCTGAAAATAATCACCGCTTACACTTTCTCCTGTAAGGGAATAAAAGGATACATCGCCAGCACCCGCCTTATCGGCAGATTGGTTAAAGTATTTGTCCGTATATACGCCTCCGCCATTATCGAATCGATTAGTATTCTGCAATTCAGCGGTCTCGTTGGACGTATATGTCTGTTCATTCGGATAATTGCGAGTGGGAATGTCCGTATTCGGTAAAAGATTGCCAGACGAGAACCCCTCGCCTTGCGAATCTTTCTTTTTGTTCTGATTATTGATTAAATATAAACTTGATAAAGCGAATAGTGGAACAACAATCTCCATTTATTTTATAATATATAAGATTATATTTATTATAAATTACTTGCATATAACAATAGGATTCGGATTAGAGTATTCTATTCATAGGATAGGGCGTGCCTGGACAAGATTCTTCGGTACCACCAATGCACATTGATTTACCGCCCAAATAATAATTTACGTCTTGGGTGCCTTCCACTATCGGCACTCGTCTAACGAAGTTATCTTTCTCTAAATTTCGTGTATGCAGATTTTCGTGAAACCCTTTTTCTAAACCATTATGAGGATTCAAGAAAGGGGCATCCCATCGTGTTTGTTCTAAATCCTTATACGTCCACGCAGGATGACTCGCGCGGGTTTCTTGCACAAACGGTTCCGCCTTTTTATAAGTAACTGACGAAGGTTCCTTTGCAAAATGTTTGTATTCGTTTAAATCCGAATTGTCGCGATTTAATCGTCTCGTCATGCCACGCAAATCGCTCTCTAAATTTACAGTGTCATTTCGGAGGTTTGCCCCCCAATGCTGTAAGCGAATATGCGGGTCTTCTATGAATGGCAAATCAGCGCCTTGACCAGGAACATTCAGCATATATCTTCCAGTGAAACTGCTCTCGGCCACTTGTTTTTTAATTCGGTTTGGGTCGTCGTGAAATCTAGTAAATGCCATATTAAGATTATATTGATTAGTTACAATATGGTTGGAAAAAAATAAAGCGAGATAACTAATATAGAATTAACGTATTATTTACATATACACAGGTTCTCGCATATGACTAAAATATGTCTAAATATGATAGTAAAGAATGAAAGTCGGGTCATTGTGAGGTTGTTGACCTCCGTGCTGCCGCTGATTGACACATATTGCATTTGCGATACGGGCAGCACTGACGATACAATCGCCATTATTAAAACCTTTTTTGACGATCACAGCATATCAGGTGTTATACACAACGAACCCTTTCGTGATTTCGGATATAATCGTTCAGTCGCATTAAAGCAGTGCTATGGAATACCGAATGCTGATTATATATTGCTAATGGACGCAGATATGATATTAGAAATGCCAACCAAGATATCCATCGCAGAATTTAAGGACTCGCTAAGTGCAGGAGCATATTATGTGTTCCAAGGTTCTCCCTCTTTCTTCTATAAGAATATCCGTATTCTAAAAAATGTGGAGAACCTTACTTATTGGGGGGTGACCCACGAGTACGTGAATTTACCGAGCGGGAGCATTGAGTCGGAAATTCCGAGAACAACGTTATTTATAAACGACATTGGCGATGGCGGAGCCAAGACAGATAAGTATGTTCGCGATATCAGACTGTTGACACAAGGACTGATTGATAACCCAGACAATGAACGATATACATTTTATTTGGCGAATAGTTATCGTGATGCTGGACAATACCAAAATGCAATCGACACCTATAAGAAGCGAATTGAATTGGCTGGATGGAAACAAGAAGTGTGGCATTCATATTATTCCATCGGCAATTGCTATAAGAACTTGAATGATATGGCAAATGCACTGTTCTATTGGCTGGAAGGTTTTCATTATTGTTCGGGGAGAATTGAGAACCTGTATGAAATTGTAAAATATTATAGAAACAAGGGTCAAAATCTATTAGCATACAAGTTTTACGAGATGGCAGATAAACAACGTATTGAATATACGACAACTGACTATTTATTTTATCAAAAAGACGTGTATGATTATAAACTAGATTATGAGTTCTCCATTATTGGTTATTATTGTAACATACCAAATGAACAAATAATTTCATCGTGCATAAAGGTCTTAAATTGTCCCCACGCAGGAGAAGAAATACACAGGAGTGTGTTAAAAAACTACAAATATTACGCTCACGTTCTCAAATATGCATCCATTGCGACCTATTTTTCGGTGCAACTCAACAACGCGCGCATTGAAACGCAAATAAGTGACGATTTTGTAAGTTCCACACCATCTATATGCATGGATAACAATTCGGTTTATATAAACACACGATATGTGGATTATCGCATAAATCCCGACGGCACATATACAAACAATCCGAATATTACTACTAAAAATCTCATTACAATATTTGATATAAGAGAACCTGGATGGAAAAAGACAGACGAATTCTTGCTGAAATACAACGAGGAGTACGACAACTTCTATGTTGGGATAGAAGACGTTCGTTTAATTATGCACGACGGAAACCTCCATTTTAATGGAAATCGTCCACTATCGCGTGGTCATATCACAATAGAAACTGGTACAATAGATGTGTCAACACAAATGTCCAATTCAAAGTTGGCAATAAAACAAAACATTAACAAAATTGAGAAAAACTGGGTATTGTTCTCGGACAACGAGAAACTAAACGTCATATATCAATGGTATCCATTAACAATTGGAGAATATAAAAATATGGACGACAAAGACGATCCAACTACCACATTCATTACTACGAAAACGATACAAACCCCCCAATTGTTTAAGTGGGCACGCGGTTCTACGAATGGCGTAGTCATAGGAGACGAGATTTGGTTTATAGTGCACATAGTAAGCGATGAAGGTCGTCGGTATTATTATCATCTATTTGTTATATTAGACAAGATAACCAACGAATTAAAGAAGTATTCTAGCCCATTTTCATTTGAAAAAGAGAATATAGAATATACATTGGGATTTGCATATTTGGAGGAAGCCGCACAATTTTTACTAGGATACAGTACAAACGACCGCACAACAAAGTATATGGTCGTTCCCAGAAAAAATATAGATGAGTTATTTGAATAAACAACCAAACTATCAAACTATCAAACTTCATCAATGTTGGCGATGATTGCCGATTTACAAGGTCCAAAACTCTTTCTATGCCATTGAGTAATGCCGTAAGTCTGGATTCCGTCCATATGCGTTTTTGTTCCATATCCCATATTTGTGTCCAGTCCATATCGCTCAGATAGAATCGGATATTTTTCACACATCTCCAATACATAATTATCACGAGATGTTTTAGCGAGAATACTCGCCGCAGCAATCGCCATATATTTGCCATCTCCCTTTTCCACGGTAACGTGCGACAATTGTTGCAGTGATTGTGTGTTCTCATCAAACGCAATGTAGGGCGTGAAATAGTTCCCATCAATCACAGCCATAAAATCGGAAAGTGACAGATTGGTATTCATTTTTATAATGGTTTCTCGAATGCATTCGTGCATTCCCTGCATAACCGCCTTCAAAATATTTACATTGTCAACTACATTTGCATCTAGGTAGGCAACGTGCCAAGCCAGGGCGTGTTCTTTGATGTATGTGGCTACCTCATTTAGCTTCTTTTTAGATGAAAATTTTTTACTGTCCTTGATATCTTTGCCAGAAAATGCAGACGGGTCGGTTGGCAATACGACACAAGCAATATAAACCCGCCCAAACAGACAACCCCGACCAGCCTCATCTATGGACAATTCACATAGGTGAGGAGGATTATTGTAAAATCGTTCTAGGATTGGCGCCGCAGTACGGCTACGCTTTTGCACAGTGCTATCGGATTCCATTTTATTATGCAATATATGAAAGAGATACATCGTCTTCAATTTTGCGCATTTGTCAATTTTGCGCATTTGTCAATTTTGCGCATTTGTCAATTTATTTTTCGTTCTATACTGTATAGAATATGAAAGGCATCAAACTCACGCCATTATTATTATTTGTATTACTATTAGTTGTTTTAGTAATATCAGTGGCATTTGGCAAAATGGGCAATATGGAAGGATTTGTTGCTTTCCAGAAAGAAAAGTCGCCGCTAGATAAAGTATGGATACCGCAATATTCAAAGAATGAAATGGTACACAAGTTAAATGATAATATGTTTTTTGACAGTCGTAATGGAAATTTGATAGAATTAGACGCGGAGGAATATTCAGCAACGGCTCAAACGACTACTATGACCAATGCAAAGAACACTCTTCCTGGAAGTAGTAATACTCAAATAACTGCAATGAATGCCGTAGCAACCGACTCGACTCAACCGTACGCAAAGGATACTGCAATGATTATAACTACCGCTGGCGTTGAAACCGCAGTAAGAACTGCTGCTCCATTCTTTAAGGAAATTGCTGATAAGAAAATGGGATTATATATGATACCTGGCAGCGTTGGTGCACCAATCGTACAGGGAACGCCAACTGCTCCCGAAGTGGCTGCAACAGTTGTTCCGTCTGCATCAGGCGCAGCTCCTGCTCCCACCACATCAGCAGTTCAATCAGTTTTAGATGCGGCGAGAGCTGCTATAACAGGAACAGCACTTGTTTCTGTTGCCCCAGCCGTTAGCGCTGCTTCTGTTGCTCCCGCCTCTGCGCCAGCTGTTCCTGTCTCTGTGCCAGCCGTTCCTGTCTCTGTGCCAGCTCTTCGTGCCTCTGCGCCAGCTGTTCCTGCCTCTGTGCCAGCTGTTCCTGCCTCTGTGCCAGCTGTTCCTGCCTCGGTGCCAGCTGTTCCTGCCTCTGTGCCAGCTGTTCCTGCCTCTGTGCCAGTTGTTCCTGCCTCTGTGCCAGTTGTTCCTCTTGCTCCTGCTGCTCCCCCAACTATTACTGGGGCGTCACTTAACGCCAAGGCGAGTGAAGCTCTTACAAATATGGTCGACACAACTGGCATAACAATTACCCGCGTGATTATTAGTCCCCGCAACGGACAATCTAGCACAATATATGATATTACGCCGACCGACATTGCACCACGTGATACAAATGAGAGTAAAACTACAAGTGTAAGCTCATCATATAAATCGTGGAAATACGAATCCCAATGTGTAAATACATCCAAAAAGACGGTGTTCTATATCCCCTGGAAGGAATATACATACATCGTAATAGTGGATAAAACTGACAATAACCCATATTCGCTGTATATGTTCGGAACAAATAATGAGGTTGGACAAAAGATCTATTCAAAGCAGGATATTGGAGAGATTTATTCCCAAACAATGTTAGACGAGAAAACAAACTCGGCAATAAATGAGCCGTTATACAAAAATCAGTCGGTCTATAAAATCAGCAAGAATGTGGAATATGACATTCAGCGTGGAAATATCGTTATTTTGCCATCAGGACAAGGAGAACAGGCAAGCGTATATAATAGAGAAGGCGTCAAGGTTGATATAAGCGCAATGAAACCAGATGAAAAGGTCAGCATTTCAAGTGTCAAATCTGGTCCTTGGATTATAAAAATCGGCGATAAAACTGCTGGATTTTGTATTCCTCATCAAGATACGACCGTCATATGCCTTTTGAGCGATAATGGAACGCCCGCTTTAATAAATGTGAAACGTTTCACTGCTACGGGTGTAGATGTAGAAGGAGTGCAACTAGCCACGGACAAATCTGCACCCGCTGTAAGTAACAAACCTACTACTGATGTAAGTGAAAGCAGTGACTATATATTGAAAACTCAAATAGTTCCTCCCGTTTGCCCAACTTGCCCTGCTTGCCCTGGCAATGTAACCTGCACGAACTGTGGTGGACAAGGAGGTTCTGGCACATTGGCATCTGACGGCAAATCAATAGTAGGTGATAAAGAAACCGAGAAGAATGGAAAACGTCAAGGAGGAGTATTAAGACAAGTCATATCTGATACAACTGGCTTGGCCAAAGACGTTGTAACTGACGCAGACGGTTTAGTTCGCGACGTAGCGTCTGGAACTGCGGGTCTGGCCAAAGATGCAGTTGGTGGAACAGTTGGACTTGCGAAGGATGCCGTTGGCGGAACAGTTGGTTTGGCGAAGGATGCCGTTGGCGGAACAGTCGGTCTGGCAAAAGACGTGGTCGGCGGAACGGTCGGTCTGGCGAAGGACACCGTTTCTGGCGCAACAGGACTATTGACAGGTGCGGTTTCGGGAGTAGCGGGATTATTTAAATCGAACCAGCCTCAATTCCAGAACAACCAGCCTCAATTCCAGAACAACCAGCCTCAATTCCAAAATAACGCGATGAACAACACTATGCAGTCATCCTCTGGTAGACGAGGCGGTCCATATGGAGGTCAGACAATAGACAACACGACATATTTTGGAGCATTGCCTGACAGACAAAGTACTAATTATATGCCAATAACCGCGGATTTCAGTGCATTCTCACGTTAAACGGTGCAAAACGAACAGTATGATGTATTATACATATTATTCGTTTGAATTAAAACTTAAACATATGGTGTAATAATAGTATAACAGGGAGGATGGAAGAAATATTAAAAACGATAGAATTAAATGCAATATTGGAACGAAAAGCGATTGCCGACGATATAAAAGCACAATTGGCCGCATTTGGAAAAACCAATGATAATGTACAATGTAAAAAGGGGTTCTATATATATGGTTCGCCAGGTTGTGGGAAAACAAGTTTCGTAACCGAATTATTAAAAGAATTGGATTATGATATAATTAAATATGACGCAGGAGATGTGCGTAATAAGAACCTAATTGATACAATCGCGAGTGATAATATGTCAAACCGCAATGTATTGTCAATGATGTCACGCAAAGTGAAAAAGATTGCGATTGTAATGGATGAGATTGATGGAATGAATAATGGAGACAAGGGGGGAATAAACGCACTAATCAAATTAATACGACAGAAGAAAACGAAGAAGCAGCGATTAGAAAGTACGACAAAGAATCCAATCATATGTATCGGAAATTACAGTGTGGATAAAAAGATCAAAGAGTTGATAAAGGTATGTAATGTATACGAGTTAAAATCGGCAACAAATAACCAGGTTCAGTCAATATTGACAAAAATACTTCCATCAATCACGACCCAGACAAACGTGACAATGGAAACGCTATTAAATTACATACAGTCAGATATGAGAAAATTGGGATTCGTATATGATATGTTCAAGTCTGGATCAGAACTATTAACGACAGAAACAATCCAAACGATTTTTCATACAAAAACGTACAATGAGGATGCAAAAAAGATTACAAATACATTAATACATTCGCCAACGCACATATCCAAGCATACGCTGATTATGAATGAAACTGAACGAACGATAGTCGCATTGCTATGGCACGAAAATATAGTAGACACATTTTCGCCATATGCAAAAAGCAAATCGTTACCAGTATACCTACAATTATTAAATAATATGTGTTACGCAGATTACATCGACCGTATAACATTTCAGTATCAAATCTGGCAATTTAACGAGATGAGTTCATTGATAAAAACGTTCTACAATAATTACATCTACCACAACGCATTTCCCGAAAATAGACAAAAATGCAAATTGCCAGAAATACGATTTACCAAGATTTTAACCAAGTATTCAACGGAATACAATAATATGGTATTTATCACAAACTTGTGTCAGGCATTAGATTTGGACAAACCCGATTTGGTATCCATGTTTCAAGAACTCCGACTGAACAATGGGGAAGATTTTTGTAATCAACCAATGAGAATAAATGAGTACGAGGGAATATTTACAAATTACGGTTTAACAAAATTAGACGTGAAACGAATGTATCGGTATATGGATAAAAATGTAAAAAAGGATTTAATAAATATAAGCGATGATATAAGTGATGATATGTCATTGTAAAATCAATCATACAGGGTGTAAATATTTGTGATATGCAAATATTTACAAAATAGTTATCAGTTAGATATCAGACATATCAACTGTAATTTCAGGACTGGTTTTGGTTTTAGCTAGAATTTCTTGTGCTGGGTTTTCATCAACCACGGACATAACAATATTTTCTGGCGCTTGCTGTGCTAGTGAAGCGGCAGTTGCAATGTGTTGATTTAGACGAACAATCTCCTGTTTTAATTTGGATATCTCACTGACGCTTGCAATTAGTCGTTCTTGCAATGACTGGTTTGCCGCAATGTAGTCGTTCAGTTGTGTCGCGTTTTCTTGGGATGCAGTGGTTTTATTAACTTCAATTTGGGGTTTCTTTAATTCTATTAATTTTTGCTGCAATAATCCAACGTATTTCGCATTTTGATTGTTTTTCTCTTCCAATGCTTGAATTTGATCTTGTTGTTGTTTGATAATAGCAACCACTTGTTCGCTGGATAATCTCAATGGTTCTTGACCAGCTCGTTGTAACATAATCGGTCCATTGGCTTTTTGTTCTGCAATGGCCTCTTCGAGCATCTGTTCGCGTTTCGCCTCAATTTCTTTGATTTGTTTCAAAGCGTCTGGCTTCATATGAGGTCTGCCTGGTTCATAGTGTTCCAACATGCCGTCAATATCTTCCATAAAGAACTTTTTAATAGCTCCCTCGTTTGATTTACGAATAAATGCGTCCACATTTTTAGGCGATTCTTTAAAAAACCGAGGATCTTGGTTTTGGTCAAACATCTTGCGCTTATCGAATGTGTTATGGTCGTGAGAGAATACAAGAATGGTTTTTAGCGGGTCAAGCTGAACGAACGGAATAGTATAGTCTTTTAAAAACGCCCGCTCTTCTGCCAATGCAGCGTGGTCTTCATATTTTGTATCCTTTAACATTTCAGTTTTAAATGCGAAAGTGCCAGCAGTTGCGTGATTGTCATTATAAGGACCGCATTGTATCATTTTATTCATAGACTTGAAGTAAATATAGATTTCACTTGATCCAGCACACAACGCTTCTGGTTTTCCTTGGAGACGTTCTACCGCGTGAGAAATTCGTTCAGGGGGGTAATAGTCGTCATCGTCCATGTATACAATAATAGACCCACGAACGAACTGGTGCATGTAATTACGCTTTGCTCCGAGTGTCATTTTTTCGGGAACTTCAAAGTAACGAATTTGAGGTATACCAGATGCGAGAATCAAATCTTTAATTTTATCGGTGCCATCATCTACAATGATCCATTCAATCAAATGCATCGGGTAATCTTGATTGACAAAACACCGAAACATGTTATGTATGAATGGTCTACGATTAAATGTTGGAGTGCATACGCTTACCATAGGTAACTTTGATGGCATACTATTTGCGGATTTGCTCATTATGTAATATAATTATAGTAAAGATATGTGTTTATATGTCTATTCTACTAATTATATTGTGTATTAGTAGAATAGTTTTATGGATTAAGGCGCGGGAGTAACTCTTGCAGCTGATGGTGGAGGGGACTTATCTTTTGCAAAACTTATATCAAGCTTCTTCCCATCAGTTAATGCGGCGTTTATTTGTTGTGCAATATCAGTATTTGGTTGTACATTCGCAACGACACTTCTTACGTCTGGAATGTTCTGTTTGATCGCATCCAGACTAGGAATGTTCGCTTTGATTGAATCTAGACTAGGAATATTCTGTTTGATCGCATCTAGACTAGGAATGTTCGCTTTGATCGTTTCCAAGCTAGGAATCTGTTCTTTTAACTTACTAATATCAGGTAGTTCGTTGTATATTCCCTGCATATAACCAGATGCAACATTTAGGTCTGCACGTAAACTATCTTCAAATCCAACGTTTTCTGGTTTCGGGGCATCTGATGGGGCTTCTTCTCGCGGGTCAGCTTTGGAATAAGATTCTTGTGCACTATATCCGAAAAACACGATCGCCATGATATTGATTATCATTAACAAGACTTTCAATGGTGGATTTTTAATATGTTTCACGTAATCGATAATTCCATAAACAAGCATTACGATATATCCAACATTTATAATGTTTACGCTAATAAAATTTAAAAATCGGTATAACGTATTGATTATGCGGTCAAATGTGGTTAATGGGTCACAAATAGTATCGTCCTTGATAGGAAGACGCTTGGCCTTAACGTATTGTTTAATTTTTTCGATTGTTTTAGAAACGCCGAATATTCCATCTTGACCTAATAATATGATTGAAAAGAATGAAAATATAAACAAATATAAGAAACACATTGAAGATGCAATTGGCACCGCAAACATAACCAGAAAGAACAATTTAATTATATTAGAAAGAACGGGTCGGATGAGTGATGCTGGAAATCCAGCTACAAGTGTTACAAGACTTATTGCGGTAGATATTGGCTTAATATCAAAGAATGATAATACGTACAATAAGAATGTGCTAGCATACATAAGCGACAATATCTTATTTGACATATTTACACTTAGAATGTCAATAAGCATAGTGCGAATAGACATAGATGCAGTGTAAAAGAAGCGAGTTAGCAATGTAAATAATAATGCAAAGAATCCAGCAACGTGTGTATAACTAATAATGAAGTCTGGCCAAGTTTTGACGAAATATTCTTGTATTTTTTCGGGAAATATAATTGGAATGTCAAGAAAGAATTCAATTAATGCATAAATTCGATTCGTGTAACCTGCTGCCTGTAATCTTTCGCGAGAAATATCAAATAACGGTACTCGTTCTCCACCGACTCTATACAACATTAAAAATGCCCAGTTATAAACCGAAATGGTAGCAATTGCAAGTGCAATTCCCCAAACAACATATTTTCTTACAACTTGCGTGTCATTTTCAGCGTCCGTTGTATTTTTAGCTATTCCTGGAAGTGTACTTATATGAACAATAGCCTTTGCAATTTTAGTTATTCCGAGATCAATCTGATCGAATATGTAGTTTACCGTTTCCGTCGCCGAAAACTTTTTAGTAGGAGCCGCTGGTCTCCCCCCTTCGTATATATTATCACCTTCGGTCCAGTCACTTTCATCGAACTTGGCAATCGGAAGAACATCAAGACCTTCTATTATTTTTTCTGATTTGTCGGTTGCAACAATAGGTTCATTTATATTTTCCAATGTCTCAATGTTCTTGAAGTTCTTGCGTTTTTTATTTTTATGCACTGCGCGTATTTTATGCTTCATATTCTCGGTTTGGAAGTTTGATGTATCTGGCGACTTACTAAATGTTTTATTCATATTAATTTCCGATATTTGTGTCATATGTATAGTATTATCCTTATACTATACCTATGCATAATAAAACAAACGTTCATACGGAATTATCTCGCATACATCATTCCGCAATTGCCATTAACAAATGACAACACATTATAACGTTCTTCGTATAAAGTCATGTTGTAATTGTATTCATACAATTTCCAATTCGATTTGCGCACACCGATTGCATTGCCTGAAACATCGCATATAATATCAAAACTAGAATTTACAGGATCAATTGGCGGAACGTATGTTGATATTTCAAGTTCAATATTTTTAAACTTGCTTAGGTTAATCGCACCAGACGGTTGATATTCATAAGGACTAGTATTTAAACAAAAGTTATAACAATAAATGCCCTCCTTTGCATTGCCTTTCGTGCGAGTATATTTTTCAATATAATCATATATTCCACGCGTTAATATATTTTCACGATATTCTCCATCTAGAACGATTCCCATAGTTTCTAATATATGTTTGTAATTATCAACGGTGAAATTGCCAGTAATGCATACACCAGTCGTACGAGTATCCCTTGGATCTACATTCGGATACGCGCCCGCTAGGTTTGCGTCGTTTCTATACACCGAAACGTCGACTGGAATATTTTTATAAGGCCAGTTAGAGTAATTAGACCATTCATTTCGCATATTTACATCGTTGCGCTGTAAATACCACATCCAACTAGAAATCATGCCATTTGAATCCAATTTGATGCGTTTTGAGCCAGTAATGTTTTCATATTTATGTTCAAATACATCTTTTACTAAATATACGTGATCCTCCACTGCAAAAATATGAGCTTCTTCTTTGGAAAGAAAACAGTATGTAGAAATCAAATGTATATCTGCATTCCATGTAGAGACCTGATTGTCATATACAACTGGGTCAAATCCTATAATAGCGTTATTTGCATCGTTTATCGCTTTGGGTGCATTCGGCGGGGATTGTAAAAATCGGTACATTTGAAATCTGGATTCATTAAAGTCAGGTTGAATATATGGTCGATTATTTTCATTATCAAACACGTCACGTACGGTAAATAGGTCTCTTATAGGACGCATAGTGACATTGATTACCAGTTCATTGTACTGTAATGCAATAAGTGGAAACGCACAACCCGCATTTAATGTAAACCACGTATTTATTGGAATATATAAATTTCGTCCACGAATGGATGGCTCTGCGCCAACGGTACTATTTCCATAAATTGCCGATGGATATGAGTTGGCACGAGTATACGAATTTGCTGGATTATTCATTTCAGGTACGTGTCCAGTCATTTGATTAAATAGTTCCTTTTTCTCGGCAGTAAAATCGCGTTCAACCATTAATTGTAGATATTCGCCCGTATATTTTTGCAGGGTTTGAGAACCGCACGTAATAACAACCTCTTTTATCATATTTGTACCGAGGTGTTCTATCCATTTGAAATCATACGGTGCCCATCGAAAATCAGTGCCATTTACTTTGCTGGATACTGGATGATGAATCGGACTCCATATGTCGGGTATGGTTACAACAATATAGGTATCCATAAGCAATTCCGCATAACGAGGAACTTTAAATGTAAATGTAGAATCTTCGGTTAATCGCAACTCTCTTAAACCATTATAATCCAATCTGAACTTTTGAAGTCCAAAGTTACTGTATTTACAATATGTAACTTTGAAAAAAGTTTTACTAGGGTTTCCGGTTAAAAATAAATTGTTATTCCCAAGAGCAACGATGTTTAGTAATCCGCCTGCCATTTATATGTAGTTATATATTTTACTATTATATTTGTTATAGATAATAACATTTATTTTATTGTCTCCTTATTCTTTATACTGGGCGTTTAATATGAAGAAATATCAAAAAGTGGTACTCGTAATTACAGCAATGATTTTGCTATACGCATTATGGCGTTTTTTTAAACGACGCAGAGAGGTAAGCAAGCTATGTAATAAACTACACATTGAAGGTGTAAAACATAAACAAAAATGCAAAAACCCCGAATGTAGTAATAACCACATCGATAGAATTGAGGGATTTGGATCACCCGAATCAGAATATACAGGTCTTGTTAACGAAGAAGCAAACAATATTGTATCACTCGGAAAGAGTTATACGTATAGGCCATTGAAGGAGTATGTAATAAAGAGTTCATATAATAGTGCAATTACTGGAAATTACGTAAATGCGAACATGGTAAAGCATCTATTGAAACGAGGATGTCGTCTACTAGACTTTGAGGTTTTATATATTGAAGAAAAACCGTTTGTCACATATACAACTGATCCCAAGTTAGAGACAATCAATACTGACAACAAGGTGTTGCTGGATAATATATTAAGCGCCGCGGTGTCACAAGCATTTACCCAACCGAGTCCAAATTACGAAGATCCGTTATTTATACACTTGCGATTAAAATCAAATAACAATGCAATTTACAAGGCGGTTGCCAAGTCAATAGATGCAACGCTCAGAGCAAAGCTGTACCCTACCAAAATAACAGATCGAACGAAATTGTCGGATATTATGGGAAAAGTGGTTATAATAATGGACAAATCTACCAATCGCAAATATGCAGCTGACAGTGAGTGTGGAATAAAGGAGAAGGATTGTTATAATATTTCTAAGTATATAAATTTAGAGAGTGGGTCGGATTTGCTCTATCAGAATACATATACAGATATATTGAACCAAAATTATGATATAGTACGCATTCAAGATAAATGTGATATTTGCACAGATGTGAAACGATATCGGATGGTTATTCCAGACAAAATGAATAATGCAAGTAATCCAGATGTACACGAACTAATCGGAAAACACGGATGCCAATTAGTAACCAATCGATTTTATATAAGAGATGAGAATTTAGATAAATATGAAAAAATGTTCCACGACAACAAGAGTGGCATTATACCACTTGCGTTCGCACTAGATTACATCAAGAAGCGGGAAGGAACGAAGTAGTTTAGTTGGAATACAAAATATCGTGTTATATGTATATGGTAAATAAATATAACAAGAAGCGTTCAAATAAAACACATACTACGAAACGCAAAAAATTTAAAAATGCCGAATGCACGGAGAACATGACGTTTCAAGAATGTGAAATGGCAATATTGCGTCATAATGTAGATGAAAATGAAGAAATTCAAGGGAGACGAGTAGTGAACAACGAAGATGTAAAGAAAATGTTGAAAATCGTAGAAGAGTTTATAGTAAAAAAGAAATTAATATGTTACGGCGGGACGGCAATCAATAATATTCTGCCAAAGAATGCACAGTTTTATAATAAAGAAACCGAAATACCCGATTATGATTTCTTTTCACCAAACTCAATTGACGATTGCAAGGAACTAGCGGATATATATTACGAAAATGGATATACGGATGTTGAGGCAAAGTCGGGAGTACACGTTGGGACATATAAGGTGTTTGTCAATTTCATACCAATTGCGGACATAACGTATTTGGTGCCTGAAATATACGATGCCATACATCCAGAGACGATTGTTATTGCTGGAATTCACTATGCACCACCGAACTATTTGCGTATGGCTATGTATTTAGAGTTATCTAGACCCGCCGGTGATATATCTCGGTGGGAAAAAGTTTTGTCTAGATTGAATTTATTGAATCAATACTATCCAATGTCCAAAAATGAATGTTCTCATATTGATTTCCAACGAGCGCTAGATAGCAAGATGGATAACGAAGAACAATTGTATATTATACTACGTGATACATTAATAAATCAAGGAGTGGTATTTTTTGGTGGATATGCATTTGGGCTGTATGCGAGATACTCACGTGATGAAAAACATAAAATGAGAGAAGTGCCAGATTTTGATGTGTTATCTGATGACCCAGAACGCACCGCAATGATTGTGAAAGAACAATTAACGCAAAATAATTTTAAGAACATAAAAACGGTTACTCATAAACCGATCGGAGAACTTATGCCCGAGCGAGTAGAGGTTTTGGTAGGAAAAGAGACAGTTGTTATGATATATAAACCAATAGCTTGTCACAGTTATAACAAATTAAACATAAATAACAAAGAGATTAATGTAGCTACGATTGATACAATTTTAAGTTTCTATTTGGTCATGATTTACATAGACGTGGATTTAAACTATAATAGATTAATCTGTATGGCGAATTTCTTGTATAACATTCAAATACAGAACCGATTGCATCAGCGTGGGCTTTTAAAGCGGTTTTCAATGGACTGTTATGGAAAGCAATTAACATTGGAGGATATACGTGCTGAGAAAGCACGTAAATACAGAGAGTTTAAAGAGAACAACTTAGATAAAAAGGAATATGAAATGTGGTTTTTAAATTATAAACCTGGTGAAAAATTGGCTGCTAATAAGAACAATAAAACCAGGAAAGTCAAGAGGGCAGTAATCTCAGACAAGGAGGAGAAGGAGAAAGAGAAGACGGAGGACAAGGAAGAAGAGCCGAAAAAGAGAACAGTAATGGATATATTAAAAGCAGCAGTTAAAACTCACTAATAAATGT